CGACCCCGGTTAAAGGATTGCTGAAGCGCATGAATCCAATGGCACAGGGTGTTGCAGGAATGAACCCGGCTCAAGGGAGGGCTAATTATGTCCGACCAATGGGATGATTACGACGATTTCGAGGATGAGCCCAAAAAGAAACGTGGCCGTCCGAAGGGTAGTTTTAACAAGGCTTCACAAGCTCAGATCGACCGGGTGTGCGCTGCGGGCGGGCTATCCCCCCTGGAGTATCTTGCGTCGATCTACCAAAACGAGGCAGAGGAAATTCGTTATCGGATAGACGCTGCTAAAGCCGCCGCACCTTACGTCCATGCCAGGTTGTCATCGACGGAGATCAAGGCCGCGCTGACTGAGGTAACCCAAGAGGAATGGCTACAGAGCTTGAGCTAACCCGGCTCAAACTAAAAGACGATTTCGAGTTTTATGCCCGGAATTGCTTAGCGGTAAGGTCAAAGTCTGGGGAAGTGAAGTCGCTGCTGCTGAACAAAGCTCAGCGATATATTCATAACTGCATCGAGGAACAAAAGCGCCAAACCGGCCAGGTACGGGCGATTATTCTCAAAGGGCGACAGCAGGGCGTATCGACCTACGTTGAGGGGCGGTACTACTGGAAAACGACGCACCGGAATGGTGTTAGGGCTTTTATCCTGACGCATGAGGCTGATTCGACGTCGGCCCTGTTTGAGATGGTGGAGCGGTATCACCAGTCGGCACCTAACTTTGTGAAGCCGTCCACCGGGGCAAGCAACCAGAAAGAGCTTAGCTTCGACAAGCTGGACTCGGGCTACAAGGTCGGGACGGCAGGGAACAAGAGTGTTGGCCGTGGAACAACGATCCAATACTTCCACGGCTCTGAGGTTGCCTATTGGCCTAACGCTGCGGAGCACGCCAAGGGCATCCTACAGGCGGTGCCAGATGAGGCAGATACCGAGATCATTCTGGAGTCTACTGCCAACGGCGTAGGAAACTTTTTCTACCAGCAGTGGCAACAGGCAGAGACCGGGGCGAGCCCGTTCCAAGCGATCTTTGTGCCCTGGTTCTGGCAGGACGAGTACCGCAAGGATCCCAAGGGATTGCGGCGTTCTGACGAAGAGCAAGAGCTGGCAGAGATATTTGGTTTAGACGATCACCAGATAGCGTTTCGACGATCAAAGATTGCTGAGCTATCGGCTGATGGCATTGATGGAATCTTTGCATTTCGCCAGGAATACCCGATGACCGCGCAGGAAGCCTTCCAGGTATCCGGCGGAGATAGCCTGATACGCCCTGAGTTGGTCGTACAGGCGAGAAAGAACAAAGTGCTGGCTGTGGGCCCGTTGATTATTGGCGTCGATCCTGCGCGTTTTGGTGACGATAGGACGGCCATTGTCAGGCGTAGGGGTAGGTCAGCGTATTTTCTGGAGGTGTTTGAGAATCTTTCGACTATGGAAGTAGCGGGGATTGTTCATACGTTAATTAAAAACGAAAACCCGGATCAGGTTGCGGTTGATGTAGGTGGCCTGGGCGCGGGGGTTGTTGATCGGTTGTTAGAGCTCGGTCACGACGATGTTGTAGTGCCGATTAATTTTGGCAGTGCTGCTTTGGATCCGCAGCGGTTTGTAAATCGTCGGGCTGAGATGTGGTGGAACATGAAAGATTGGTTAGGTTCTGATGTGCCGGTAATGATTCCAGACCGGGATGATCTGCATACGGATCTATGTGCGCCTCAGTACAAATACGATTCTAATTCCCGGCGCAAGCTGGAAAGCAAAGACGATATTAAAAAGCGTGGATACCGCTCAACTGACTGTGCGGATGCCCTCGCACTGACGTTTGCTGAGCCCCTGATGACGAATAGGGATGCTGAGCTCATCACGCAACCGACGATCGTTGACAAGGTTGCCGGTTACTAAAGGGAAGCCATGCAAGAAATGATCGAATCATACGGCGATTTTGAGGAAGCCTTTGCGGAGACTCCTAGCCGGGAGCAGCAAGAGCTCGAGATCGCTGAGCGCCTGCACGTTTTTGCTGGCCGGTTAAACAAGCTGGCATCTGAGCAAGTTGCAAAGCGCAATCAGATCGAGCAGCGATGGCTGGATGATATTCGCCAGTATCACGGTGAGTATGCGTCAGACGAGCAAGTGAAGCTCAAGCGGGCCAAGGGATCTGAGGTATTTGTAAACATCACCAGGAATAAGACTAATGCGGCCGAAGCCCGGCTGCAGGATATGTTGTTTCCTACTGATGACCGCAATTTTGGAATTTACGCTACGCCTGTTCCAGAGCTTGATTATTTGAGCAAACAGCAACCAATGGCTCCAGAGCAGGAAGCGCCGATCCAGATGGCGCGGCAAATGAAAAAGCAGGCCGACGAATCGGCTATGGCTATGCAAGAGGTGATCGATGACCAGCTTTTAGAGTCTCGGTATCACATCAAGGCGCGAGACATTATTCACGATGCCTGCCAGCTTGGCACGGCGGTGCTCAAAGGCCCAATCATTATTGGCCGCACCAAGAAGCGCTGGGACGTTATGCCTGATGGCATGAGTATGCTTCAGATCGTAGAGGCACTGGAGCCCACGGTCGAGCGAGTGGATCCCTGGGATTTCTACCCGGATATGTCGGCTAAGAACATTGCAGAGGCTGAGTTTGTATTTGAGCGCCGTAGATTGTCGAAGAAGCAACTACGGGATATGGCGAGCCTGCCTGGCGTACTGGTTGGTCAACTTCGCGAGATTGTCAAAGAGGGAGCTAAGAGCACCCACATTGCCAAGGATTTTACCGATGACATCCGAAACATTACGGGAATCAATACGGTAGGCGAGGGCAATAAATACGAGATATGGGAATACCACGGGCCTATCTCCAAATCAGAATTAGCTGATGCGATGTCGATGTCTGATGATCGTATGGCAGAGGAAGAGATAGACGAGCTCGACGATGAGATCGAGGCTACTGTCTTTTTCTGCGGTGATCGCGTAATCAAGGTGGCTTTGAATCCGATGGATTCGGATGAGCGTCCGTTCTCGGTGTTTAACTGGGAGAAGGACGAGTCATCAATCTTTGGCTTCGGCGTGCCTTGTCTTATGCGTAGCGCCCAGAAGGTCATAAACGCCTCCTGGCGAATGATGATGGATAACGCAGGGCTATCGGTAGCCGATCAGCTAGTAATCAACAAAGAGCTTCTGTACCCGGCTGACGGGTCATGGGATATGACGCCCAAGAAGATTTGGTATCTACGCGACAAGACCAGATCGGTGCAGGAAGCGTTTGCATCGTTTGCCACGCCCAGCCACCAAGTCGAGTTGGCAAATATCTTTACTATGGCTCGCCAGCTTGCCGACGAAGAGACCAATTTGCCGTTGATTGCCCAGGGCGAAATGGGGCCGCACGTTACTAAGACGTCATCCGGCATGGCGATGTTGATGAATAGTTCAAACATCGTGCTACGCAAGGCGGTAAAAAACTGGGATGACGATATCACCCGCCCGTTAATCACCCGGTTCTATGACTGGAATATGCAGTTTAACGAGAAGCCGGACATCAAAGGCGATTTCAGCATTGAAGCCCGAGGATCTGGAGCTCTACTTGTTCGCGAGAAGCAGCAAGAAAACCTGATGATCTACTCGAATTTGTCTATGTCTGTGCCAGAGTTTGCCAAGCGGCGTGATTGGGCAGAGCTTGATCGAGAGATTGCGAAATCCCTAGAGCTGCCTTACGACCAGATCACGCTAGACGATGACGAAATTGCAGCAATGGAAGCCCAGCAAGCCGAGATGATGGCTATGCAACAGGCTGATCCCAGGCAAGAAGCGGCAATGTTGGCCGCTCAACTGAAGCAAGTGGATCTACAGTTACAGCAACAGAAGTTAGAGCTTGAGACAGCGAAGGCCAGTGCCGGCATTGCACAAGATCAGGCGGAGCTTCAAACAAGAACAGCGCTCGAGCAGGCGAGGCTCGAACAGGTAGAGAGACTTGAGATAGCGAAGCTGGAGCTGTCAGAGCGCATTAAATTGGCGGAGCTAAACGCTAAATACACAATGAACACCGAGTCCCTGCAGGCTCGCGTGGCGATTGATTCAGAGAAGATCAGAACCGATCGGGATAAGGCGGCGGCGAATACCAACGTCCGGCTAACGGATGCTTCGTTACGCTCCCGCAACATCTCCAACGGTTTCGATACGTTCGGTTAATACATGATTATGATTGACCCGCACTCTCTGACCTGGAAAGCGATAGAGAAGTTTATTGCAGCGCAAAAGCGGGACTGCATCGATTTCTTAATCGCTGATAGAGACTCAGAACGACAGCGCGGTGCGCTAATTGTTCTTGAGAGGCTAGAAGGCTTGGCGCAAGCCGAGTCAGACGACAACTAACCAACTTTCATTAACCAAGGGCCTACGGGCCCTTTTTTTATGGCCGCTCGAAAGAGCCGCTAGGGATATGTATGTCTGAAGAAAACCAGGAGCAGTCTTTCGAGGATGCTTTTAACGAATTGGTAGATGGCGATACGCCAGATACTGAAGCCAATGCAGAGCCTACGGGTGAGGAGAGTGAAGATGCCGTATCACAAGGGCAAGAAGAAGAAGAAGAGCAGACCGGGGTACTAGAGCCGGAGGAAGGGTCGGAAGAGCCAGAGGAATCTGAAGATCCTGATCCGCTTAAAGAATTAGCCGCAGCCAAAGAAGAGCTGCAGCGCTGGCAACACAAATATAACTCTGACTTAGGTAGGCAGAACGCTTATCAAAGGCAGATACAAGAGAAAGACCAACTGATAGCTCGACTACAGAGCACTCAGTCGGCAAACCCTGGGGTAGTCAATAAAGACTGGGCGACCTTAAAAGAAGATTACCCGGACATAGCCCAGGGCATTAGCGCATTGATTGAAGAAAAGGATGCGCGTCACGCGCAAGAGATTCAATCACTCAAGCAATCCCTTGAGCCAATACAAGCTCAAGCGAAAGAGTCTTTTGTAGCACAGCAATACCAAATCCTTGCATATGAGCACCCAGATTATGCAGAGATTGCCGCTTCGCCTGAGTTCAACAAATGGGTTCAGACACAGCCGCACAATGTCATACAGATGATGGAAAGCGACAACGCGGCAGATGCCGCTTATTTGTTGCGAACCTACAAGAATGAGATGTCACCTGGTTTACAGGCGACCTCAGAACTGAAGCAGCGACGAGAGAAGCAGCTTCGCCAAGCGCAGAACGTCCCTTCCCGGGGAGGGCGATCGCAACAAGTCATGCCGCCTGATGATGATTTCGAGGCCGCGTTTGACTACTTCGCAGATCGCTAACCCACGGGGATATCTGCACCTGACTAACACCGCTTTACACCAGCGACGTAGAGATGCCTTTTTGCCGCGCAAGCCGCAAGCCCAGGCTGATCTCCCTCTTTGGTTCGGTGAGTTGTCAATTAAACCCAACCCTTAATTGCCAAATCAGTGATCCACATAAAGGAGATTAACCATGGCAACTTCAACCTATAGCAGTATTTCGCAGCGTACTAATGCCTTCGCTGCGAAGGAAATGCTCGCACACGCTGAGCCTATCCTCTGCCTTTCTAAATTCGGCATGCCCAAGCCTATGCCCAAGAACAAGGCCGACACAGTAAAGTTTCGTCGCCCCGTTCCGCTGGCAGTGGCAACTACTCCTTTGACAGAAGGCACTCCGCCCACTGCAAAGGCGCTGACGTATGAAGATGTAACTGTTGTGCTCTCGCAGTATGGCGACGTCGTTGAAATCACCGATGTTGTTCATGATCTGGC